GTAAAAACCGGTACCTCGCAGACATCCAACCACGCATTCAGCCAGGCGCGCTTCACGGCAAAAGGCGTTAAGTGGGTTAGCGGGCTGTGGATTGAGCATGTGATGAAGGGATCCGCAGCATGAGGGCACTGTTAACACCGGATGTCGCCCGGAAAATGGGCATTGTACTGTTACGCCCCGGGCCGGAACTGATGCCACTCTTTTCCCGTGGGCGTGTACTGGTGGAGCATGAGCCTGCCGATATGGCAGATTTGCCCACCGGACTGGTACCACCCGTAAGGCAGCCACTCACGGAAGATCCGTATCTGCTTCGTTTCTTTCTTGATGAACGGGTTATTCAGGCGGCAGGTGGCGTCAGCGCCCTTGAAGCCTGGCTGCTGATGAACGGGAACACCTGCCAGTGGGGCGAGGGCGACTATCACCACAATGAGATAACCACCCGCAGAGAAGCCGAAGGCGCGTTACGCCTGTGTTGGCACTGCGACACCCAGTTTCGCGATCAGTCATTTAAGGCACTTACCGATATCGCCAGGAAAAACGTGGTTGAGTGGGTAGTGGATAAAGCCAGGGCAGCGCTTCACTTTGATGAAAGCCACACACTCACACTGCCTGAGCTTTGCTGGTGGGCTGTTCGCCAGCGCGTCTCCGGTGCCTTTCCTGAGCCAATGGCTGAACAGGCGCTGGGCTGGCCGGTGGAGCCCATCAAATCCGTTTACCGTGAATGTGACCTGATTCCTTCGGTACTGGCCACCAGCGTGATAGAGGAACACGTAAAACCGGTGCTTACCCTGGATGTTGACCCGGAAACACCGGAATCCTTCATGCTGCGTCCAAAGCGCAGGCGCTGGGTAAATCAAAAATTCACGAAGTGGGCAAAATCGCAGCCCTGTGAATGCTGCAGGAGACCAGCAGACGACCCCCACCACATTATCGGCCACGGGCAGGGTGGGATGGCAACCAAGGCGCATGACTTGTTCGTGATACCGCTGTGCAGGGCGCACCACGATGAGTTACACGCCGATACCGTGGCATTTGAAGAAAAGTACGGGAGCCAGCTGGCCCTGTGGTTTCGTTTTATTGACCGTGCGCTGGCAACTGGCGTTCTGGCGTGATTAAGTGGAGAGTATGAATGAACCGTGATCGTGATATGTACGAGGTGATGGAACGCTGGGGCGCATGGGCTGCATCAGACAATAGTGGCGTAGACTGGCAACCCATAGCAGCAGGATTTAAAGGGCTTTTGCCTTATGGTAAGAAATCACGTATTCAGTGTGATGACGATGAAGGCATTATGATCGATAGCTGCGTTGTAAGGCTGAAGGAACATAGACCTGAAGAGTGTGAATTACTTATTGCTCATTTTGTCATTGGCATTTCTCTCCGAACTATAGCGAAGAGAAAAAAATGCTCTGATGGAAAGATTAGAATAGAGTTACAAGCAGCTCTTGGTTTTGTTGATGGAGTGAGTAGAACTATTTGAGAATTTAAAATGAGGGGCGATAAGCCCCTTGAGTTATAATATTGTTGCTGCTAAAAATGTCTCTGCTGTCATTTGATTAGTTAGGCATTTATTAAAGTATATATAGCCATACTGGCTATTATTGTGTATAGCCTTTACAGTGCTTCCCATTTTTTTTGTTATATCCAAGGCCTCAGCGAATTTCCCTTTATCTTTCTGGGTTTCTATTAAATCCTTGGGTTTTGAAGCGCAGTAAACGGTAGATGATAGATTTTTGTATATATTTATCATGTCACATCTAGGCAAGCTAGAGTTATCATAGGTTGTCAAAACGGATACTGGATTTAATTTTATTAACTCATCCCATGTTCTGGCATGATAACCTGTTTTTGAACCATGATGAGGCAATTTAAATAATCCGGTCTTTTTGTTTTTCGGACTATTAACTGCTTCACATACGGCTTCCCAGCCTTCTTGTTTAGAAGTCTCTAGATCTGCACCTAGTAATATTTCATTGTTTTGGGAAGTTGGTGACATTATGCGAGTAACAATACAATAATGGTTAGGATTAACTAACCTTCCAGCAGCACTTGCAACTTCTCGAGAATTAGACGCAACTTTCAATGAGTTGACAAAATCTAGCTTAGACTTGGTTATATCTCTATCGCAAGGTGATAGAGCATGTACTTCAATGTTTGAGCCGCTCCTATAAAGTAGACAGTCCCTTTTCGCATATTTGATTCTGTCTTCTGCATCCAGGCTTGGTAGAAGAGCCATTATTTTATTTATTTCTTTTGTTTTTGCCATTTCTTGACCATTGATGCTGAGCGCATTAATGTATTTTTCGAACTCATTAGTATTTAATGCTGCGCTTATGACAACAATTGCGCTTTTGCACTGTTCGATAGTTTCACTTAAACCTCTGATGTGGTCGTCATGAAAATGGCTTATCATTATTAATTTGACATCAGTCTCTACATCAATCCCATTAGATTTCAAAAAACTTAGTGCTGCAGGTTGATTGTTACCATCCATACATGAGTCAACTATCATCCACTCATTTATGGATAATTTAACTAGAATCGATTCGCCCACACCTTTACCAAAAACAGCTGCTTCGCATTCAAATACTGGAGCTGACGACACTTAAATTCACCATGTAATAATCTGTTATTATAGAGAAATTGGGTTAAATACACGTCTTAACCTGAACTCTGAAACTCGCCGCTCTTGGCCGAATATTGTTCTTTCTTTTCCTACATGCCAATAGAAAATTGCATTCTCAACTATTTTTTGTTGATCGCTTTTAGTAAATTCCAATGATGAAAAAACAATGTCGTCTATCATTTCGTGGTTTTCTATATCATAAATTCGCGCGCGGATTTCATAACTTTTATCTTTTTTTGTGATTTCGTCAATTATGCCATATGCATCTAATATTTTATGCAATGAAACAGTCTTCTCTTTTTTTCTTGCTAGAGATTTTTTCCATGAAGAATGTTCATTTTTTTTCTTTATGGGAGTATCTGGTTGTATTAAAGCAATGCCAGCAATGTTTGTTTCTATTATTGCATTTTGCATGCTTTTACTATATTTCTTTACTTTTTCGATGCAGGTTTCAGAATTGTTTTCTAATGTGATTATTTCAGCAGGTTGTTTGCTTTGATTAATCAGAGGCTTATGAAAAAAGAAAGAGGTCTTGCTTTTTTCTTCAGATTGCTCGTAATTGCGCGTAGTTGCAACATCTAACCATGTTACTTCGCTCATGATAATACCCTTCTAAACATAGCTTCATGACTATTGATATCATTTTTCAGTGCTTCATTAATTTGCTTAGGTATTATTTCTCTTAGCAAATTAGTAAACTCAACTGATTTTTTATCTTCTAATATGCGCAGTTCATGATTATATTGTATGTGTAATCCATAATTAATGTTGTCACTCTTTTTTATGGGGGCATATGTTACATTAATTGTCTCACTATATGAGTCGGAATCTTTAGGGGTTGCATTCTCTATTGCAATAACAAGATTTTTCATTCCATAATGATATTCAACATCATTTAACAATATTTTAGAGTTATTATTGTTATTCCATAAATCTTTTGGTACTAAAGCATTGCCAATGTTTTCCCAATCATTTTTATCATCAAAATTATATGTGTATAATGTATTAATACCTATAGCTTTCGTTTCGGCATGTTCAAACATTGCAAATATAGAGCTTGTCAGGTCAGCTAACGCACTCTCAAGCCCACTCCGTGATAGCTGAAAGACTGCTTTAGTAGGGCTACACTGGATTTCAATCCATCCATAGTCTGTAACTATAGTATCTGGACCAAAATTAGAGTTAGAGTTGTTTATGTCTTCTTCACGCAAAAGTTCATAACGCCTAAACCACTCGGGAGAAAACATGAGCGGAGTGATGATCGGTGAGATCCATACAACGTTAAGAGATTGTTTAACCAGCTTAAATTTCATTTCTTTGCGCCACAGAAGAGAGTTTTGACTTGGGGCTAAGCCATATTTCACGACACATGACATAGCTACCGCACGGTTATCGTACAATCAGCCAGGCCTGCTTGATAAAATCAATGAACCTTTAACTTTGTCTTTCACACTAGCAAAAAGCTAACGCGTACGCAAAAACTATTGTACTGTGATAAGAGTGGTCACACAGACACAACGCTTATCAGTTAAGAAACCTCGCCCCGGCGGGGTTTTTGGCTTTATCAGGGCAGTATCTGCGCTTCTGGTACCACAACTTCATTCTTATCTTGCTGGCATGGCCAACCAGAGTTATCTGTGTGCCTACACTCAGTAACCGGAAATATTTTCATGCTAAAACAGCAAAATATGACAGAAACTGCCGCCGCAGTCCTTCATTTTTTACCGTCAGATATATGGACCCGTGTTGATGATGTTGCCCGTATAACGGGCATCACTTCGCCACGGTGCCAGTTAATACTGACCCAGTTGTCTATGGCTGGCCTGGTGAAAGAGAACGGGGGAGACGGCGGGAAGTTTACGCGCTGCCAGTAATGGCAGTTTTCCAGCTGTGGAAATGGGCGGCTGGTGGGTGTTAGCGCACCCGGCCAGCCATTCGCCTATGCTTGCAGGTCACAAGCGAACCACGGCCCACTGCTTTCGCGCAAAAGCACAGTGAGCCTACCAGAGTTACGCTTACTGATCTATGAAAAATACTGTAAAAATACCCAGTATTGAGCTGGTCAATGATGACTGCTTTCAATACATCAAAACCCTTCCCGATAATTCCATTGACCTGATTTGTACGGATCCGCCGTATTTTCGGGTAAAACCGGACGGCTGGGACAACCAGTGGAAAGGGGACAGTGATTACCTGGCCTGGCTGGATATGTGCCTCGCGGAGTTCTGGCGGGTGCTGAAACCGGCAGGCAGTATTTACCTGTTCTGCGGCCACCGCCTGGCGGCTGATATTGAACTGCTGATGCGTAACCGCTTCGACGTGCTTAACCATATCATCTGGGCCAAACCCTCCGGTCGCTGGAACGGCTGCAACAAAGAAAGCCTGCGGGCCTATTTCCCGGCCACTGAGCGCATCCTGTTTGCCGGTCACTACCTCGGCCCTTATAAGCCGAAAGATGATGGCTATGCGGCGAAGTGTGACGACACCAAACGGCACGTTATGACGCCGCTGATTGATTACTTCCGCAATGCCCGGGCTTCACTGGGGGTCACGTCAAAACAGATTGTGGCGGCTACGGGTAAAAACATGGCCTCACACTGGTTCGGTGCCAGTCAGTGGCAGTTACCCAACGAAGCGGATTACCTGAAACTGCAGGCGCTGTTTTCCGACATAGCCAGGGAGAAGCAGCAACAGCAGGAGCTGGAAACACCGCATCACCAGCTGGTGGTTGAGTACCAGGCATTAAGCCGCCGCTATGTGGAATTACTGGAAGAGTACAAAGCCCTGCGGCGCCCGTTCTCTGTTTCGGCTGCTGTACCCTATACCGATGTCTGGACACACAAGCCGGTACAGTTCTACCCGGGCAAACATCCCTGTGAGAAACCAGCGGATATGTTGTGCCAGATAATTGAGGCCAGCAGCAGGCCGGGTGATGTGGTGGCCGATTTCTTTATGGGGTCAGGTTCAACTATCAAGGCGGCGACTTTGCTGGGCAGAAGGGGGATTGGTGTGGAACTCGACACCAGTCGCTTCGTCATTACCCGGAATGAAATAAATGAGTTTGTTGGTCATCCCGCCATAGATATATGACCTTGTGGTATGGATTGGTAAAACCTGTTTTTTGCTGAAATTATATTTAAGTAATGGTTAATTTTTATCTGACTGTTTCATTTTTGACTGGTTAGAAGCCACGTTATTCACCTGATGGTAGTTAATGCCGATTTGACATATAGGCAAATTTTGTTTTGATATTTTTGAAACGTGATCAAAAATCACTCACTCAGTGATGAAATGAAAGCGCTAAAGTATGCATCTGAACAAATACCAGGCACTGGCCATTCATCTAAGGGAAATAGCAGATGAGACCCATTCAATGGGGAGAGACTTCAGTATTATTGATACTAAAGTACTGACGACATCAGCAGCAGCAATCGAAGAATTGTTGACCAAGCTGCAACTTGAAAGGGGTGATGAGGATATAGCCGACAGCCAGGTACTTTAATCCTCCCCCCAACTACACAAAGCCACCTTCGGGTGGCTTTTCTATTTTCAGGCCCCGGGTATCAATCTCAGATAACCCGTGAACCATGAAGCCCGGGAGCCTGAATCTTTTCCCCCGCACAGCACCCCGTTCAATCGGAGGTGAGAGACTATGAAAATGAACGACCAACCCGGAAACATTGTCACGCAGTTCTTTGCGTGGCTTGCCGCGATTGCCGCCGGACTGGGGCTGACCACGCAGGATGTCGTTTACATGATATTTGGCCTGATTGGTGTCGTGATTTCTCTGGCCTCTTATGTAAACGGGCGTATTGATGCCAGGCGGCGCAGGAAGGAAGACGAAAAACGTACCAGCATGATACGTGAGTACCTTGAGGAAGAGAGCGATAAGCCATCCTCAGAACGTCCTGCTGTGGTTAGCGTGGTTGCTGATGCATTAAAGGAGACCGGTGAATAATGGCTGCTTCTCCCCAACTGCGCTACAAACTCAGTGCCGCTGTTTTGTCGCTGGTACTGGCCGGTGCTCCCGCCTCAGTTATCCTGGACCAGTTCCTGAACGAGAAAGAAGGTAACCACCTGAATGCCTACCAGGACGGCGCCGGGATCTGGACCATTTGCCGTGGCGCCACGCTGGTGGATGGCAAACCAGTAAAAAAAGGGATGAGGTTAACCCGGGCCAAATGTGATCAGGTCAATGCTGTGGAGCGTGATAAAGCACTGGCGTGGGTTGATCGCAATATCCATGTATCACTTACCGAACCCCAGAAAGCGGGGATCGCCTCGTTTTGCCCGTACAACATTGGCCCGGGTAAGTGTTTCCCGTCCACGTTCTACAGGCGCATTAATGCCGGTGACCGTAAAGGTGCCTGTGAGGCCATTCGCTGGTGGATTAAAGATGGCGGGCGTGACTGTCGTATCCGTTCAAATAACTGCTATGGGCAGGTATCGCGTCGGGATCAGGAATCAGCGCTTACTTGCTGGGGGATAGACTGATGAACCGGGTAACGTCGGTTGTCTGCATCGCTCTGCTCGGGCTGGTGGCAATTCTTGGCTGGTTTGTAGACCACTACCGCGATAACGCCATCACTTATAAAAGTCAGCGAGACCAGGCCACTCAGTCACTGAACCTGGCGAACTCAACCATTTCAGACATGCAGGTGCGACAGCGCGATGTTGCCGCCCTTGATGCCAAATACACAGGAGAACTGGCCGATGCGAAAGATACTATTGAGCAGCTTGAACGCGATGTTGTTGCTGGTAAGCGTCGGTTGCAACTCAACGCAAAATGTCCTGCGAACGGAGAGACCGGCTCCGACGGTATGGGCAATGCGTCCGGCGCCAGACTTACTGACGCCGCTCAACGGGATTATTTCATTCTCAGAACCCGAATCGAAACCATCATCGGCCAAGTGAACTACTTGCAGAACTACATCAGGCAGCAGTGTTTAAATTGAGCCTCAGTCGTTGATTTTTTTCATGTATTGAACCCACTCAGAAAAACTCAATGCGCTAAGTTGATAATTCTCAACGTTGTGATCTTCAGGAATAGGTAGGTGACACTTATAAATAACAGTGGCCTCTGCATCATTACCATTGTAAGCTGGGAGGTATCCTATAACGGTATTTTCTCCACAACTACCAGGGGTGTTCTCACCACTAATGTTGTGAATTTTGGTCCATTTGTCTTTTGACCTGATCCATGAACAAATTGATTCAACTTGGTTTTTATAGTGTTCCATTTAACTCACTCCTAATTTATGAGAAGTAATCAAGCCTAACTTCACCTAATGACAAGTATCTAAATAACACTCACCGACAAACCAGAATATTTTGTCTCGAGTAATTCAACAATATCCACCTTCACACAGATGAAAGCTAGATGAATTTATGTTGCACCGTGCTGAAGGTTATCGAATGAAGTTATATGCCACCTCGCACCCCTAAAGCCTGCCGCAAACGCGGCTGTCGCAATACCACCACTGATCCCTCTGGCTACTGCGAAATCCACAAAAGCGAAGGCTGGAAACAGTACAAGCCAGGGCAGTCCCGCCACCAACGGGGCTACGGCACGAAGTGGGAAGTTATCCGGGCTCGTATTCTTCGCCGTGATAAAGGTTTGTGCCAGTCCTGCCTGAAACAAGGCCGGGCAGTTGAGGCGTCCTGTGTCGACCACATCATTGCCAAGGCGCAGGACGGAACAGATGAAGATTCAAACCTGCAAAGCCTGTGCTGGCCGTGCCACGCAGCGAAAACAGCGCGTGAGCGCCTGAAGTAACACCACCCTGGCCGATGGCTCACAGGGGAGGGGCGGGTCAAATCTCTGCCACCTGTCACCTTCCGGACTGCCCGCCCCCCTGAATTTTTATACCCGCGAAAAATGAAATTTAACCAGGAGTGCCG